CGACCACTTGGTCGACCCGGTATAGTTGCCTTCCCAAGCGATTTGCTCGGTCTCGTAGTCGGGGGTCGTCCACCATGAGGGAGGCGTGAAGCCGTCATCCTCCCAGCGATAGGGGCCTTCGTAGAAGATATTGAAGGGGATGGTGATTGGGCCGACGAGGTGCTGGGTGATGACCCAAGAGGTGGTCGCGTTGTTCCAGGAGATGGTGGCGATGCGGAGGCGCTGGCAGTTGTAGTTCTTCAGCTTGTTGACTTGGTCGATTTCAAGGTTCCCTTCGACCTCATAGGGCGGGTCGGGGATGGTGATGGACACCGGGGCGTACTCAAAGGCGTTGGTCCAAGTCTGGCGATCGCAGTCCCCTTCTCCGAGCCAAGGGGTGGTCTTCGTGTAGGCATCTCCGCCGACCTCCATCAGCGCCGCGTAGGGCACGCCAGCGGTCAGGGTTCCGCTTGCGATGTTATAGTGGTTAAGGATGACGCTGAAGACGTAGGACTTCGTCGTGGCAGGAGCGACAGGAGGGACGAGGGTGAAGGTCGCCCCTTGGTCGATGAGGTCGTTGTTTGCCGTGACCGCAGCCGTCTTGGACCCGGTCGGGTAGACCGCCATGCCGACCAAGTTATACTCGCGGAGGCAACTGAGGAAGGAGTTGTCGGCGGTCCGGCAGATGACGCGGAGGCGGGAGAAGACCGCGTCGTTCGTGCCCGTGACGATTTCCACCTCGCCACCGCCATCGGGGACGAAGTTCTGGGGGGCTACGCTGACCAAGGAAGACCAAGGCTGATTGATGTCCAAGGTCGTCCCGCTGCTCGACGCGCTGAACGAAAGCCCGACTCCTGGTTGGATGCTCATCAGATGTTGACGTAGACGAAGGCGTCCCAGCCTGCCTTGGAGTAGCGGATCTCGTAGTTGATTTTGTAGAGGGCGCCAAACTGCTCGACGTTGACTTGGGAGAGGAGGTTCTTGTGGCCTACGGCAGCGACCGTGCCGATGGGCGCCCATGAGGGGAGCAAGGCGAAGACGCCCCAAGAGGTGGTTGCGGTTGCCGTATTGAGCAGGGCCAAGAGGGCTTGGACATCCGCAAGGGTCGTCGAGTACATGACGCCGGAGTAGGAGGTCGTAGACGCGAGGTAGTTGGTCTTGCCGTAAAGGCTGGGGAACGATGGGTCGACGAAGCCGATGAAACGACCTCCGTTGACGGACTCGAAGCAAGCGCCGTTGATGCCCATGTAGGACCGCTCTGGGTTTGACGGGGTCGTCTTGGACATGACCATCGGACCCGTGCTGCTTTGCGTGTATGGTCCAGGGCCAGCGATGTCGCCCGCGTAGCCTGAGCCGGCGGGGTTGTTGAAAAAGGCCGGGTGCGAGGTGATGGGTTCGCTCGTAAGGCCGTTTGCGGAAGATGTGTTCGGGTTCGTGCGGACGCCGCTGTTGACGGACGGGTCGATGCCGACGTAGTCCACCGTGACGGTGGCGATGTCCAGGGCGTCCCAGCTGATGCGCCACTTATCGATTTTAAGGTAGGAATAGGACGGGTCGGGGTGCGCCGTACCCTTGACGAGGAAGGCCGTGAGGGCGGAGGTCGTGTCGGCCTTGTATACGCTGACCGAGGTGTGCAGACCGAAGCCGTCCGAGACGACCGTCCAGCCGGATTGCAGGATCGGGGCGACAAGGTCGTTGCCGGTGTTTTTAATAGCCATAAATTAGATGGACCCGCGACGAGATGCCGCGTTGAGGGGTTGCTTCGTGAAGTCGGTCGGTACGCCTCCGCCGCCTCGGCTCATTTCCTCGAGCAGGGCGGTCTGCTTGCGGGCTTCTTCGAGCTGTAGGGTCATGGCCTCAATGACGGGATTTGAACCAACGCCGACGACATTGCCGAAACCTTCGGGGGCTTTGAAGCCTGTCGGTCCGGTAGTTGCAGACGGTTTATCTTCAAAGATTGGCTTGTATGCTTTACCTTCTTCAGAGTTTAAAAACGCTTTTAACGCTGCGGCCTGAAGAGCTGGGTCGCTTGGATCGTTATAAGCCAATGCGCCTACTCCTGACATTCGAGTACGTCGACCGCTACGGCCGCCATAGAGTTTATCTTCAGCCGCCTTGCGTTGAGCAAGCAAGGCTTCACCTTCTGGAGTCTTTAAAAACTCAGCTGTCATTTCTCGCTTACCTCCTTTTACTTCAGCCATTTCTTTTTCGCGAGCCATCTTGGCCTTAATAAAATTAGCGAGTCTCTTTTCTTCTTCTGATGCGTAGATTGTGTTGCCTTTTGCCATTAAATCAAGACCGGCTTGAGCGTCGGCTTTTGCTTGGGCAATAGCATTAGAAATTAAAGACATTACCGATTGCAAGATAATGACGGGGGCGATGAAGCCCAAGGCGATGTCTTTGAAAGCCGTGTTGAACTTTCTCCCAATAGCGTCTAGCTGACCTTCAAAACTAGACGTTGCCGCCTTGGCCTTGTCCATGGCCTGCGGGACGTCGGAGGTCGTCTTGATGTTTACTTCGAGGGATTGGGCCATGTTAGTCGGTCTTCTCCTTTGCAGGATTGGAAGCGGACGCGGCTTGCTCGGAGGCCATGAAGGCTTCCTCCTCGGGGGTCATGATCGCCACCTCGGCACCCTTGCGGATGGCTAGGGCTGAGTTCAGCCAGATGGCTTGGCATTCCGGCATCTCCCAGGCCCGCTTTTCCTCGATGCCCGACGCGATGAGGTTGGCGACGATGGCTAGGGGCCAAGGGACGCCCTTGTTGCCTCCGCTCTTTTTGCCGTCCTGCTCCCAGAACTTTGGCCAGTCGTTGACGAGGACATAGCCGGCGAACGCCTTGAGCAGTCGCTCAAACTTGGCTGGGTTACGGTTAAGGTACAGGATGCGCAGCTTGTCCCGCCATCCGATTTCACCGAGCGGTTCTTCGGCGCACACTTGGCAGGCGAAGATGAGGTCGGCGGGGGAGACCATGCCTTCCCCCGTAATCAGCGGGGACTTGAAGGCCATCAGCCTCACGCGGTACTTGAGGCACCACGGGTAAAGCGTTCGACCCAGAAACCTTGGAAGAGGTGCCGGGTCGATGAAGGCATTCAGAAAGCGTTCGTCCATTCCTGGACTATGCCCCTGCCGTCCGCTGGGTCAATTAAGGCGTGATACCTTCGTAGTCGACCGCCGTGATCGTGACAGAAGTGAAGTCCTTGTTGGACCCCTTCTGGGAGACGCCGGTAATGGTGCCGACGTAGGAGACAGACTTGGCGCCGCTTGGGTAGGCCGTGTCGGCGTTGATGGTGAACGAGAACGAGTCGCCGATGGTCGGCATGGTCGCCGTCTTGCAAATGCCGTCCACGGTAATCTCAGTCTTGCGGTCGTCGTAGCGGGCCGTCTTGGTCAAGCCAGTCTCGTCAGCCACCGTGCCCGACAGATTAAAGGTCGCGTTGACCGTGTAGGACTGCACGAAAAGGTTCGTGACGGTACCGTTGATGCCGAAGAGGCAGGTGGTTCCAGTAGAGACGGCGGCCATTTGTCTTTGCCCTGTTTGGAATAACTAATCAAGGGGCGAGGCAGACCATCACCGAGAAGGAGAAGGAAGTCGCCCAGGAGCGTTCGTCCACCCCTTCGTCCTCGGAGCCGATGGTGACGTCGTAGCAGGACGCGTCGGCCCCAGCCGTGAAGGCGGCTTGGATGCTGGCGAGGTCACGCATATTGCCGACCAAGGCGGCGCAACGGAGGCGGTGATCGGCGAGGGTCGTGTCGTCGGCGTTGGAGAAAAGGGTGATGCGGACCGAGCAGTCGTAGTTGCCAGCACCTTCGGGGAGGCTACCGGGCGGGCGGGCGGAGTCGCAAAGGACTACGGCCTTCGGGAGGGTCTGGGTCGCGGAGGAGTCCCCCGTCAGGAAGGAGACCGTGGTTAGGCCCGTCTGCGTGGACAGGTAGGTGGCGAGCGTGGACTCGACGATGTGGCGGATGGATTTGGTGCCCATAAAGGTTATTTGCGGTTGAACTTGTTGATGTCTTTGTCGACGAGGTTTCGGATTTTGGCGGGCATTTGTTGAACGCGGTTGCCGTAGACTAGGCCAAGGACGCCCGCTTGGTCGGCGATACCGTTGGCGTTCCCGTTAAGATTGCGGACTGTCACGTTGGCAGTCTTGTCAGTAAAGGTAGTTTGACTCACGCCAAGAACCGAAGTGTGAGTAGTAATCCAGCCCGCGGCTCGGAGTTTAGAGCCAGCGTTCTTCTCGACCCCGTTGATGACCGGGCGAGGGAGGGATAGCAGGGCCCGGTACCAACCCGACTTGATGGCGCCGACGCTCTCCTGGCGTTGCTCGATGTAGGTCATAAGGTCGCCCTTACGCTGAACAACTCGCTTGTCGTAAAACTTTACTCCGCTTAAGTTAACGCCGTGCTTCCAAAGGCGGCCGTTATTGCGCTCATAGATAGGCCGATAGACTGCGTCCATATCAGAAGAGTTTTCAATCGGGGCGCCAGAAGCGTTTAAAGCGTTAGCGGACACCCTTGTTCCGATGCGGTTAAAGTAGTTTCTCGCCTTCTTGAAACCATGATCGGTGCCGAAGCCCTTGTATTGTTGGGATAGCATTCGGGCCACGAAGGGATTGGCAGAGATAATAGACGACTCAGTTGAAGCCACTTTCCAAAATAGTCCTTGGTTGTTGTTTAGGGCCAAGGAGCCTAGGCGCTTGATTACGCGGGCGGCTTGGGTTGAATTACTTCCAGCTGTTAAAGGCTCAAACACTTTATAAACGTCTCGCTCAATAGCACGGTCGCCCGACCGTTTGGCGCCGTATGTTAAGCCCCCGCCCCCGTTCTTAAGAAGCGGAGGTGTGAACATTGCGGCATCTTGACAGGCTAGGGCCGCCTGCTCGAGCGTAGCGTCGCGGAGGGTCTGCTTGGAGGCTTGGGCAAACCTGTTGATGGCGCTTTCAAAGGCCTCAAGGCTGGCGGGTGTTAAGGAAACCTTGACCACTTTATTGGTTGTCGTCGATGACGACGAGCGTGATCCACGCCGACCCGGGCTTGTAGGTCTGGGTCGTGATGCGGACGGTCTTGCCCCCTGCCACGATTTTCTTCCCTTGGGCGAGGGAGGCGATGGGGACACCGCCGGACGGTAGGGCCGCGGATGACCCATTAGACCCGTCTGGGAGGCTCCAGGAGGCGTTAACGGCGGGAAGGCGGACGGTATACTGGGTCCGCTCACAATACCCCCCTGCCTCGAGGACGGTGGCGACGGCGGGGTCGGAGATGAGGCAGAGGAAGGTGATGGCCCCAGAGTTGGCGGAGCCAGCCACGCCGAAGTCGGCAATCATCTCCTTGGCGTCGGGCAGGAACTCAGAATAGAGGCTCATCACTTTTGCCCGATTTGGCATAAAAACAAAAGACCCCCAAGGGGTGAGCCAAGGGGGTCTCGTTTAAGCGGCTAGGCCGCCACCGTTTAGGCGGTGGTCAGGCGGCGGAGGGACGTCGCACGACCCACGGCGCAACCGAAGAGGAGGGTCGCCGTGACGTTGAGGTAGCCCGACTGCTCCTGGATGACCATGACCTGAACCGAGAGGCCGGTCGCCGGGTCCGTGGCCTGAGAGACTTCAGCGCCAGGGATTTCGTTGAACGGGAGGGCGGTGGCGACAGCGATCGCGTCAGCGCCGCAGATGAAGCCCGCGAGGGACTCGGCGTTGGCGGAGAGGTTGCTGAACTGGTAGACCTGAGCGCCGGCGACCGAGCCGATGGAGCCGGTCGAGATGACGTTCGCACCGAGCTGGAAGGCGGCGATGATGGACGAGTCGCTGCGGAGGTCGGACAGGTAGCCGTTGCCGAGGACGAGGGCGCGCTTGTCAGGGGCCTTGGCGTCATCGAGGGTCTTCTGAGCGGCGACGACTTCAGCGTAGGAGATGTTGGCACCGACGTTCGTGCCGGAGCTGTAGTTCGCGGCGGTGATGAGGCTGTTGATTTCCGTCATGCACTTCTGGGACAGGGCGATGGCGGCGGTCTCGGCGAAGTTGGTCGCGAAGAACTGCATGCCGTACTCGCGGACGTCGAGCGGGCTGAAGCGGCTGGACACCTTGAAGTGCTTGAGGGTGACGCTCGTCGAGGTGACGGTGGCGTCGTCCTGCGTGAGGTAGCCGCCAGCACCGAACTCGGTGGCGGTCGACGTGCCGATGAGGGGGACCTGGATGGTCTTGCCGGCGCCGGCGATGGACGAGGTGAAGACGGACGAGAAGCCGTTGAGGACGGGCAGCTTGTTCGCGAGGGCAGCGATCACGCCGCTTGCCAATACACTAGGAGCACTTGCAATGGAATTTGCCATTTTATTATATTATTTGGGTGAGAATTAGGGTGAGGGAAAATTAGAGCTTCACGCCGCCGTAAATGGCGAGGGCGTGCTTGGCGAAGTATTCGGCCTTGGCCTTCGGGTCGGTGAGACCATTGAAGACAGCGAGGTGGTCGACGGGGCCGGCAGGGGCTTCGGTGCCAGGAGCGGAGGCCACGGGTTCGACGCCGACGGAGGCGACGATCTTGGCGGCTTCTTGGGAGGCGGTCACCTTGTTGGCCTGAGCCTCGGCGATGATGGCCTTGAGGGACTCGGCTTCCTTGGCGGCGATTTCGAGGCGACCATTGAGGTCGGCAATCATCGCTTCCTTCGTGACGACATCGGCCTTCACGGCGGTCAGTTCGTCAGCGGCGCCGACGGTCAACTTCTCCACGGTGGCGCGGAGGTCGTCGCGTTCGGCGGTGAGGGCCGTGGCGACGGTGCGGAGTTCGAGGACTTCGGCTTCGGGAGTGATCTTGCTCATGCTTGCATTTGCTGAGTTTGGAATATCTTTCGCGTCGTCGAGCTGCTTGACCTTGGCTTCAGCCCAGTCCGCGGTCCGCATGATGTCGCCCGAAGTCGGGCCACCCCACAACGCCCAAGCCACGGCGCCAGCACCGGGGAAGTCGTCGTTGTCGGGTTTGTTCTTCGGGGCGTCCATGTCGGGACGGTGACGCTGAAACCATGGCCCCATGCGGCGGACCTTGTCCTCGGAGACGGACCCGGACGCCATCTCGCGGGCTTCGCGGAGGGTTTGGTCCGTGACGCCGTCGCCCGACTTGCCGTCCTCATGCCATTCAAGGCCACGGCGGGCGGCTTCGCTGACGTAGTCGGGGACGTCGATGGGCATTTAGAACGAGCGGAGGGCTTCCTCGAAGGAGTCGGCGAGGCCCGTGACGAGACCAAGGCGGGCGGCTTGCTTGCCCGAGAAGGTGCCACCCGTGAAGGCGTCGGCGGAGACATTCGTGCGGGTCATGCGGACGGAGGCCATGAAGTCCTCGTCGATGCCGTCGACCTGTGCCTGGAGGTCGGCAATCTGGGCTTCCGTGAGGGACGTGCCTTCGATGCCGGCGCCCTTGAGCGGGGACTGCTTGGACTTGATGACGACCATGCGGACGCCCGCGTCGGCGTAGGCTTGGGAGAAGTCAGGGATGACCATGTAGACGCCCACGGAACCGATGGAGCCAGAGGGCAGGGCGGTGAACTTGTCGGCGGCGGCGGCAATCCAGAGGGCGGCGCTGTTTGCTTCTTCGCCGTAGGCCATCGTCGGCTTGCTCATGCGGCGGATTTTCGAGGCGAGTTCGGGGACGCCCGTCACCGTGCCACCGGGCGAGTTCACGCGGAAGGCGATTTTCTTGACCGCAGGGTCGGCCTCGAAGGCGTCGATGGTTTCCGAGATGGTGTCGATGTCGGCGGCCCCGAGCATGGACTCCAATGGGGAAACCCCTCGGCCGATCACGCCGTCGATGGGGATTACGCCGATGCCGTCGTTGCGGACGTAGGCTTGCGGGCGGTCGCCGAGCAGCTTGGCGATGATGTCCGAGAAAGCGTACTTGTCGGCGAGGGTCTTCGCGTCAGCCGCACGATGCGGGTCGATGGCGAGAGGTTCGCGACCCTTGAGGCCGTTTTGGAGGAAGCGCATGATTAGTTGGGGATGATTGGGTTGGGGGCTTGCTCTTCGGTTTCGTCCCCTTCGTCTTCGGGGTCGGTCAAGGGCTTCGTGCCGGACTCGGCTTCGTCCTCGGCCTCATCCTCTGCGGACTCCTCGACCTCCTTGGGCTGGGGTTGCATATTCGTGAAGCGCTGCATGGCTTCCTCGAAAGAGACCATGCCACCCGTCTCGGCGACGACTTGCTTGGCGAAGAGGATGTCCTGGACGTGTTCCTTGAAGGTCTTGCGGAAGTCCACGCCCCGCTTCTTGGCGATGGCGGAGAAGGAGGTGAGACCTGCACGGAGGTCTTCGCGGTCGTTGGCGGAGTCGCGTCCGTTGTCGATGGACGGGGCTTGCGGGACGGAGAACTCGACATCCGACCACTTGGGGTCGTCAGGGAGAAGGCCCTTGCTGATGCCGTCCGAGATACGCCATTGCCAATCGGGGACGCGGTAGTCGTCGTGGACCATGCATTGGATTTGACCGACGAAGCGGTCGGCCTTGCCAAGCACCATGCGGACGAGGGCCGAGCCGGCCTTGGAGCCGTCGCCGACGACCTCGTAGGGGAGGCCGCCGCTGGCGATCATGCGGGCGAGGATGGCGTTGAACATCTCCATCGACTGGCGAGGGAAGTTCGGGCTGACGGACTTGAGGTCTTCGCCGGGTTCAAGGACGAGGAGTTTGCCGCCCATCTGGGCGCCGATGTTGCCGAAGTCCGTGGCACCGCCGCCGTTCAAGTCGGAGACGAGGGAGGCATCCGCGAAGCCGCCGTTCTTGGTCAGGATGCTAGGCACGTCCGTGACCTGCTTGACTGCACGTTTCTCGAGTTCGATGATTTCGCTTTGGTCCTGCATCGAGTTGAGCGCCTGACCCATCGGGGGCGTCCCGTGGGCGGAGGTGATGCGGGATTGGTTGGCAATCTGCATGAACGACTCAGCAGGGATGAGGCGGAAGGACTGGTCGTCGTTCTGCACCCAGATGCCGATGACTTCGCCGTAAGGGCCGAAGCGGAAACCGTCCCACGTGTCCTTGGTCAGTTGGGCAGGGTCGGTCGGGGAGATGACGCGGTGGCCTTCGATGAGCTGGGTCTTCGCTCGGTTCTGCGAGTCACGCACCTTGAGGGCGAAGATTTCGCCGTCGACCGCCCAAGTGTGGACGATGATGCGCTGCAGTTGCTCGCCCGTGAAGCGACCCGTGATGTCGGCCCGGCGGGTTTCGCGGTGATAGTACTCCTCGTAGAGGCGGGCCTTCGCAGGGTCGGAGGCGTGGGAGGTTGGCATCATGCCGTCGCCGACGGTGTACATGACCATGTCATTCACGAACTGAACCATCGCCGGGTAGTTCTTCTCGGCGTAGCGGGCCTTCTGGATCAGGGACAGACGGTCGGACGGATTAAGGTCGCGGCGGGCGTCCTGCGGGTTGGAGCCGTACCATGCACGGCGGGCGAAGGACGGGCCGGCGTTCTGCCAGTTCGTCGACCAGGCGTTGGCCTTAGGCGTACCGCCCTGACCGACGGGGGTCGTGGGCTTCTTCGCGATGGGCTTCTTGGGCTTCTTGGGGGCGGGCATGGATTAAATCATTCGGTTGTCCCAGCGCACATCGATGACGGTCGTGCGACGGAGGGCGGCGTACTGCTGGGGGTCGAGTTGGTAGAGGGCGAAGCTTGCCTCAGCCAACATCTCCTTCGGAGGCATGGCGAACTGCTTGGACGCGGACGAGCCGCTGTCGGAGTACGACATCAAGGTCTTACCTTCGGTGATGAGGGCGACAGCCTTGGAGCGGATGGCGAGCAGTTCGCACTCCTCGAGGCCGATGAAAATGCCGGAAGCCATGTTAAACTTGCTCGGATTGGAAGCAAAGGGGGCGTGCCGAGGGCCAACGATCCGAACCTCCAAGCCATTGAGGGTTCCCACAAACCCCCGGCACGCTTGCTATGAACTTTGTGGGTTTACGGAAAAGGTCAACCATTGGGTGCATCCTCGGCGGTTGCCGTGGCCTCCCGACCGACGACGCCCCAGCGGACGGCGACGAGCATGGCGAGGACTTCGCAGTCGAGGGCGTGGTTGTCGTTCACGCCTTGGGGTAAAATCCACATGGGCTTGCCCGTGCGCTTGTCCTTCACGCGGACTTCGGAGTTCAGCTGCTTGGCGTAGTCCTCGGAGGCGTCTCGGGGGTAGGTGTGGAGTTTGCGGGTGCGGAGGCCGTGCAGGAGGTCTTTGGCAGCCATGGCGGAGAAGACGACCAAGGAAGCCCGGGTCGGTTGTCCAGGGACGACGATGGCTTGGGGGTCGGAGTAGAAGCGGCGGGTCGTCCGTCCGTCCGAGGAGGTGATGGCGAAGTCGTCGTTGCCCGAACCCTTGGAACACTTCCAGCCACGGCGGCA